GCTGTTAGAGTCGTTCTGCACAGCCGTAATAATGCTATCTCTCTTTACTTTCACATCAACAATAACCTTGTCATAAACTTGAGCCATTATAACCACCTCCATTTCGGTTCCACTTCTATTTTTGTGACACTTCCTGTCCAACTGATACTATTTTCCCCTACCTGAAACCGAGGAAAATCCAAAGCAGAGTATTTGTTGTTTGCATTAGTGACGTCTTTATAAACTTCCATCATCTCACTATTAATGGTTACACTGCCATTTATACCATTCAATCCATAATTCGTGCCGTTTACGGTTAAAATGATGTTGCCATTCCCATAAACCGTGATAGTTGGTTCTGCATAAACATTTCCATTGTTGGTAATGGTCTTGGGTGTAGTCAGAATAAAATGATCTGCGAAAGCATTCACAGCATATTTAAAAGGAAAGGTATCAAATTGTATCAGGAATTTCGAGAAACTATTTAAAACTCCGTTCATATCCATTTGATTTTTCACCATGACACGATAGCTTTTATCCGGTTCATTGGAAAAAATAATTTCTCCATACCCATCCAGCCACGCATTGATTTTTTCCGCATACTGAGGTACATCTTTCCCCTTGTTTTTAATGGCACACTCCACTTCTTTTGTATAATTTAGATAGGTCCCTTCGTCGTTATGTAGTACACCGTTTCTTCCCGGAATCTTGATTTCTGAAACCGTTCGCTCCGGTTTCGTGATAGGAGGAACCTTTGTCACGATAATACCCATGTCAGTGCTTCTTATCCCTTTAAATGTGAAATAAGGCTGCATGATTATTTCCCTCCTCTTGCCGAACTGCGCTGCTTTCTCATGAACTCACCTACTCGCCAGAGGTCTGATACATCCCGATCACTCCCATTATTTACATTTGCAATCTGTAAAACTAAATCGCCCTCGTTGATTGTAGTGGCACTTGAGGTATTGGTAATCTGTTGCCTAGCAATATCCACCCCAACTCTTAGGGTATCACGTATGGATTGCTCTACATCTGCAGCACGGCCTTTCCATGGTTTGATATATCCATCCACAGAATAATCGCCAATCTCTTCAAACTCACGGGAAGGTGAATGGATATCCAATTCATCCCTAGCCGCCTCGATAGCAGCTCTCACCGTTCTTGTGATCGCCTTTACAACTTCTGATTCACCTTGCTCAATTCCCTTTGCCATACCTAACATACTTTGATAGCCTATTTCAATGGACGCATCCTCTAATACACTGATTTTCTCAATCAACATATCCGTGTAAGTTTGCATCTGCTCTTGAATCAAAGCCTGGTCAGCTTCCCATTTTGCGAGGACTGCTTTCATTCCGTCGCCGCTTCCCCCTTCAGTCTTTCCTTTAGGGGATTTCTCTTCTCCTTGGCCTTGGCTTTGATAGCCTCCCCCATCCACAATTCCTTTGGTCACGTTTTCCGCAATATTCTTACCCGCATCATATGCCTCTGTTTCCAAACCATTGAGATCAGATATCAACTCATCTAAATAGTTGGTTTTCAGATCATCTTTCTGATCTTTATAAAACTTATCTGCAATTTCCTGAGCCTTTTGCTGTTTCTCTTCCCAATCTTCGATATATTTTTGAAAAGAAGCATCACTTTTACCAAGAAGCTTTTGTGCGACGTCCGCCCCATCCTCAACGCCCATTCCAGCAATTTCATTGAGTAACCCATCGGAAATACCCTTTCCTTTTAAATCGTCCAGAGCCTTTTCATACTTTTCTAATGCATTAATCTGCTTTTCAATATTTTCAAGCTGCACCTTTCCATCATCATCACGAGAGAATAACTCTCCGTAATCTGCCAAATTGTCAGCCATTTTCTGTTGCTCTGCAACAATATCATTGTAAATGGATATAACCTCGTCAAACATTTCCTGAGTAGAACCCACCCAAGCTTCTTTATTTCCCTGTAAATACTTGTCTCTCTCTTTTTTCGTATTGGTAATATAGGTTTTTAAGTCAATGAACCCATTTTCATATCTTTTAGATATTGCTTCGCTCATTGATTTGTAGGAATCCTCTAAATTTTTAGCGGCTTTTTCCGCTTCTTTTTCCAATTCTTCCGCCTGTTTTTGTTTCCATTTGTAAAGCTCAACATTAACACTTTTCCATTCATCGCTGGTTTCCTTGAGATACTTTTTTTGAACGCCTTGCAGCTGGTTATAGAATTTCTTTTCTTCCATAACTCCGGTATCTCGTAAATACTCAAGTTCCTTGCGGGCGTTTTTATAGGCTTCCACATTTTTATCAACAGCCTGTTTACTGCTTCTTGCGGCCTTAGTCGTAGACTTAGATGCGGCCGTGGTCTTTGAAGAAACCGCCCCAAGATTTTTCTGCAAGTTTTTTAAACTATTAATCTGGGCTTCTACACTTGCCAAACTAGCGGTATCCGCTTCATTGGCCATAGCTTTGGAAAAGGCAAGAGCTGTAAAGCTTCCTGCAGCATCCACTGCCGCTCCCGATTCTTTATTTAGCTTATCTACAAGGCTTGTTTTTTTCGCTTCCAAATCCGCAATTTGGTTCTGTATTTTCTGCTCGATTAAGTCTTTATTGGCCTGTTCATTGATGGTGATTGCTCCTGTTTCTTCATCAACGGCAAGGGTCATTCCATATCCGGCATCAATCAGTTTTGCCGCTGTTGCATGGGAGATTTCTCCTGCTTCCGCCTGTTCTTTCAGGGCATTGGTTGCCAAATCAACACTTGCATTTACCGCATTGGTGGCATTGCTTAATTCTTCAAAGGCAACTTTATTGTTTTGTGCTTGCGCCGCAACTGCGCTAATGGCTTCCCCTGTTTTATCAATCTGCCGTTGCAAGGCGTCATATTTACCTTGAGAAGATTCTATTTCTTTGCTTAAGGCAATCTTAGAATTTCGAAGCTCCAGATTCTTTTGTTCCAAAGCATAGGTGCTATCCCCAACCTCACGCAATGAAGCAATCTCTTTGGCATTTGCCGCAATCAGGGCGTCCGCTTCTTCAATCATTTCCTTTGTATCTTGAATCTTCTTTTGCTCCGCTTGCTGTTCGGCAATCAGGCGTTTCATTTCTTCCTCTTGCCGTAACTTTTCTATGTAAGCCTCCATATTATCGGCAAGAACAATATAACTACCACTTTCACTGTCAAGAATTAAGACCTGTTCCCCCAACAAAGTATTGATTTCTTCCGCCCTGGTTGCCAGCTCTGCTTGTTGCCCTGCTGTTTTCTCGGTAATCGCATTTAGTTCCTGAAATCTGGCAATGGCGCTTTCTGCCGTGGTCAAATCATACATGCGATTCTCTGAATCTCCTCGAATGGTTTTCATAGTCTCGCTGTATTCTTCACCGATAGCAGTAACACTGTCTTTGAATTCCTCCGCCGCTTCCTTACCTGTCAGCATATTTGCAATAAAGGATCCAGCAATCACACTGGCCAATGCGGCAATGGCGGTGGCTGCCAAACCAATGGGAGTTATATTTAATGCTGTGGTAAATGCAACCGTTGCCGCAGTTCCCGCCGCTGTTGCTGTTCGATAGGCAGACACCGCAGTGGTTAAAGCGCTAATCCCAATTGCCGCTTTTCCGGTCAAAGTCATCATAGGGCCAATGGCTGCAGTAATGGCTAATATCTTGATAATATTTTCTTTTTCCGTTTCATTCAGGTTAGAGAACCATTTGCCCAAATTGTCAACGCCTTCTATAGCGTTATTCACCATTGGTAAGAACTCACTACCCATAGTAATAGCAATATCATTTAAGGTATTCTTTGCAATCTGAATCTGACTGGCTGTGGTCGCATAGCGTTTTTCTGCTTCCGTAGCCAAGGCAGTATTATCGATCCATGCCTGATTTGCCATATCCAGATTCTTTGTTAAAAGTCCATTGGATGTGGCCATTGCCGCCACCGCATTTGACAGACGAATTTCTGTAATGCCCAAGTCATCTAAGGTTGCAACAACACTGCCACCGGAACGCTTAATCTGTCCTAATCCATCAATAAACGCCGCCAATGCCTTTGAGGGATCATGCTTCCATATTGCAGAAAACTGCTCTGCCGTTAAATTTGCAACCTTAGCAAAATCCCCTAATCCTTCGGAACCTGTTGCAACCATGACTTCAAACTGCTTTACTAACTTAGAAATGGCACTGCCCCCGGCTTCCGCTTCAATGCCAAGGGAGGAAATTGTCGTAGCAATGGCCAATATCTGTGGTTCTGTGAATCCAACCAAATCACCTGCCGCCGCCAGCCTGGAGGACATTTCCACAATTTCTGATTCAGTGGTAGCGGCATTGTTCCCCAGTTCAACAATGGTAGAACCCAACCGCTCATAATCAGCAGGATCAAGCCCCGTAATATTTGCCAATCTAGCCAAGCTATCCGCCGCTTGGTTTGCAGATAAGTTTGTACTCTCACCTAAGTCAATCATTACTTTTGTAAAAGACAGTACATTTTCTTTTTCAATACCAAGCTGTCCAGCCTGTTCCGCTACGCTGGCGATATCATTTGCAGTGGCAGGAATATCCTTTGACATTGCTCTGATTCCATCAGAAATCTTTCCCAACTCTTCCACGGTTCCGTCTACCGTTTTTTCTACCCCGGCAAATGCGCTTTCATAGTCAATTAGGGCTTTAGCAGAGTATGCCGCTCCCGCTGTGATTGCCGTGGAAAGTACAGTCATTTTCTTCCCTGTGTTTTCTAAATGCTCACCAGCGTTCTTTGCATCATCTGCAAATTGCTGAAGTCTGGCAGAATTGATATTTCCCATTTCTGCATTCATCTTGTTCAGATTGTTTGTAACCGTGTGAATGTTGGCAGAAATCATATTTAGTGTATTGGCTTGTTTATTGTAAGCCATCTGTGCCTTAGTGGCTTCTTTGGAACCCTCTCCAAATTGTGCATTAGCATCTTTCAATGCTTTTTCTAAAACATCCAGCTTTGCCTTTTGCTTCTCATATTGCTGGGTAAGGAGAGACATCTTTCCTTTTTGATTCTCAATTTGTTTTGTTAAAACCATAGATTGGTCCTTTAACTTACTTGCACTCTTATCATTTTCATCATAAGCCGAAGTCACACTTTTCATTTCGGCATTCAGGGCTTTCATTTCGCTATTAATTTTCTTAACAGATTCTCTAAATTCCGCTTCACCCGCAATTGATATACGAGGGCCAATATCATAAGACATAAATTCACCTCCTAAAAATAAACATGAAAAAAGCACCCTTTAAGGATGCTTTACAAATCTAAATCATATGCTATAATAGAACTAAGTAGGAAACCGCCACTAGGTGGTTGACCTCAGTAGAGCTAAGCTACCCTAACCGGCCAAAGTTATGTGGGTAGCTTTTTTATTTTCTCTTATCTATGTAAGAGAGAAGTGCTATCAAAAATAAGCCAAATGTAAGCATTATCATAAATACTTCATATGTACCCATAGCACCACCCCCAATCCTTAGTTAAAATTGGAGGTCAACTACCCAACACGGTTTCCATTTCTTTATTTTACCATAATTTTCAAAACCATTCAACTTATGAATATCCACTTTGAAAGCTTATAACAAATCCGGAATTAAATCATCATCCGTGACAGTCTCTTTCATTTTTGCGCCTTGGCTGATTTGATGACAAGCAATCAAATCACTCAAAAGCCCTATCGGCGTTGCCAGTACTTCATAAGTCTGCATATTAAAAAACCTGCCATAATAGAGAAACCACGCAAGCGTTAATTCGTCTGCGTGGTTTTTACGTTTTTTGTATCTGCCTCCACTTCTACCTCTCTCATTAATCCAATCGCAATTGCCTCCATAACCGCAATTTTCATTTCCGTGCATTCATAAGGTCCCATGGAAAACTCTGCTTCTTCCTTTGAAAGTAGATTTCCCTCTTCTCCAAACAATTGGTATTTATACTTTACGCCCCATTCATTGAGTAAGAAAAATAGCCACATAATGTTATGAATTGCATTTGGTTCCTTTGTCATGTCCATTGCTTCCGTTGTATTGCCCAAACTTCCAAACCTTGTATGACACTCCGCATAAGCTTGCAGGGAAAAAGCTAGGGGATAGGTTTTACCCCCCACCTCCCGCTCAATCATTCTAACGCTTTCATTTTTCATCTGAATACCTCCCCTTATGCCGATTTTTCCCCAAGGATAGCCTTAATATAGGCTCTAGCCTCTCCCTCTGTGTCAAAAGTCGCTTCCCTCTTCCATGCATGATTTGCACTATCATCACGCATAATCGTTGCGGCAATTTCAGAAGTTTGCCATTCAATGGTACCACCTTGGGTGGTGGCGGCCTCATCAAAGATAGAAAACTTAATCTTAGTAAATACTACTGCCCGCCATTTTGGAGCACTGTCTTTTTGTTTTTTGATAATAAGACCCATTCCAAGATAAGGAGGATTCATGTTATCATCATAAATTAATTCATTAATGGTTTCCTCACCAATTGTGAGTTTTTTCGGTGTGATTCCCATGATTAATGCACTTGCTTCTTGCATCAAATCATCCGTTGTCACGGATAATTCTCCACCACCAAAGGTACTGTCTGTCTCTGCAACACCATTATCCGCATTGAGGTTGTTATCCTTTCCTGCTTCAATGGAAGTGGACATTTCAACCGCCTTCGCCAATACTTGTCCTTGGGTGTAAGTAACAACACCCTCCTCTGTGGCGTTATATTTTGCAACATAGGGATAACTTAAACCAATCTTTGCCATAGTTTTAACACTCCTTTATATTTTTTTACATTCTTGATCAATTACTTCTTGCATCTTGCGAATTGCTTCATTTTTCTTTCCCTGGACAGCCGGCTCCACAAAGGGTGTTGCGTTCCTTACGCTGGATCCACTCTCTATGGAACGTGCCAAAAGTTGGTTGGGAAGTCCGTTGGGATATTTTTGCGTTGGATAACTGCCATAACCATCAAATCCAATTTTTGTACCGTAGATTCCTGGACTTTCTTCTCCAATGGGTGCTATTCCCAAGGAATCCAATAAGTCCTGTTTTTGAACCCTTGGCACACCCATAAATTGCTCACCCGCTCCCAGCATTCTGAATTTGTCCTCTGGCAGAGCTTCTAGATTATTTCTGATTTCATCCGCTACCAATCCAGCCGCTTCATAAACAGCCTTTTCAGCAATTGCTTGCGTATTTGCTTCCATTCTGGACAGCATTAACATAAATTCATTTGTTCCCTTAAAAGCAATCTTGGCCATCATCCTCACCCCAATCATAATCTACATCCACATACCACTCATAGTGAATAAACCCAGTATCCTCTTCATACTGCACAGAATTTAACCTCCATGAAATTTCTGCATCATTGAACTTTCTCTGGATCCTGAAGAAATCATGGTCAAATTCATCCTTGGTGAAAAAATGTACTGCACAGCGGATAGCCTGGTGGGTGGCTTTATTGTCAGCGTGTTTTGCCCCACTTTGGGTAATCTCGCTCCAAACAATATATTTATTGCCGGGCTTTAGGGGTTTGTAGTGAAAAATACTTTCAGTAATGGTAAGCAAAGTATCCCTCAACTCAATCATTGTCATAGTTGCTTTCCACCCTCTCCAGTAATAATTCCATTTCCTTTGGTTTGGTATTTTCTATGTAAACAACCTTTTTTACTTCATATTTATCATTGCTACCCAGAAAAACCGCTTTATCCTGAGCACTTACCTCAGTCCGATAGGGGCATCTCACAATTTCATCTATCTTAATATTCTGCTGCAAAGATTCATGAAACCGTGTGTGGCCTATAGTGCGCCGTCGAAATCTTAGACGCACTTTTTCCACAATACCCTCTTTTGGCATATTACCTTTCTCTGCAATATTTCCTACTGTGTATATTGTGATCACACCATCATTGTAGATCTGCATTTTTTTCTTCTTCATAGTTCTTCATCTCCTGATGGATTTGCAACATCATCAATTCGTGAAGGTAGTTCTGTTGGAACTCATTTAAGGCACCGCTATTAACATACATAACATACTCAAAAAGGAGGGCTCTGGCTTGCCCCTCCTTTTCATAGTCTTGTTTCCCACCCGCTACATGATTCAAATACTCCATGCCTCGTGATACAATACCTTTTATTTTTTTATTGGTATCAGCATCATCCCATGTAATATCAAGATAATTTTTCACAGCCTCTAATAATTCTTCCATCATCCTGTCACCGCCTCTATGGCTGCCAAAATATCTCCTTTTAAATTGCGACTACTTAGCCCGGTAATACCGAGGGATTCCGCATATTCCAACAGTTCCGTTTTGTTCATGCCCTCGGTATTGCGGGTGGATGTGCTAAGCGTCGCCATTAAGGGTTTTCAGGTTCACCTTCACCTTGGGAAGTACCACCCTCACCGTTAGTGATTGCCTCATTTGTCTGTTTAGGCTCCGAGGTATTGGTTACCTTTACCTCCAGCACATAGTTTTCCAAGTCCTCTATATTCAGATAAACAAAGGCGTTTTCGTCTTTTGGCCTACCATTACCATACAGCTTTGCACGGTATAATCTTTTATCTTCTTTAAACATTGCATGGTCGGAATGCTCAATCTTTCCCCCTTTTCCGGTTCCAAGACCCATGAAGTATTGCTTACCCAATCCAATCACCGCACGCCCTACAGGCACAGCCGTAGACTGAATTGTTTTTGTTGGATAAGGAAATACATCACTTCTAAATGTCCCATCCGTTGCTCTTACCGTAGTGGCAGGGAACACTTTTGTAAAATAATCCGTGGGATTTACCACCAAAAGCACAGAAGGAATAGGACGTCTTTTATTATTGGGTGCCTTAGATAACGTATCAAGCAAACCGCCATAGGTAGGAGCATCCAATTTTGTAATTTCCACTGCTGTTTTATGGGGGTGTACACCATCCACTGCACCGCTTAATGCCCTTGTCATACCCAAAGGTTTTTCATTACCATCCCCATCCACGATAGCAGTTTCCAAACCAACGGCGATGGCCTCGGCCAGAACTGTTCTTACATAACGATCCAACCATGCGGGACCTAAATCAAGCATGGCATTGCATACTGGAATATAAGCAGAAAGTTTTGTGCTGCCCAATTCCAAAATAGAGAAGGTTGCAGACAATTCATCCACAATTTCTCCACACAATTCACCCCACCCTGCGGTGCCGGATGTGGCAGAAAGAAGCCACTTTGTAACCGCTCCTGTGTTCTGAAAATCCACCTCATTCAACAAGGGATGATTCTCCTGCAAATATGTAAAGATTTCATCAATAACAGTGGTGGGCATCACATCATCAATCAAAGTAATTGCTTGCTTTGGATCCACGGACTTCATAGCATCAATGACCTTTTGATAGTATACATTTTCCTGACTGGTAAGCTGTCTTACACCCCTTTGGGCTAAAATACACGAATCAGCACCCTGCACCGCCTGTTCATATTCCTGCATAACCGCTTCCTGAACATTGTTGGCCAAGTCCTTAAAGGCTTGGTTAAACTGCTCAGGGTTATCCTCTGTAATTGCCGAGTTCATTCTTTGCAAAATGACGTTTCTTTCCTCCTGAATTAGATCAAGACTTTTCATAGCAAAAAACTGTAAATCCATTTTCATTTTCATTCTTTTCATGTGATCTCTTCCTCTCTTGAAATAAAATTAACATCCTTTTACGGATGTCATAAACTTTTGTAATCTATTCTGTTGTGGTTCCGCCGGAGGCTGTGGGGTGGGTACCTTGGGAGGCGTGGCCAACTGCTTTAATTTTGCAACCAGCTCCAAGTTTTTTCGTTGCAATGCCTCATGACTCTCTTTCAGTGCTTCCGCCGCTTTTGCCATATCCACTTGCCGCTCCCCGATTTCATCACATAGACCATACTCAAAGCACTGGGTGGCCGTCAACCATGTTTCAGCCGTCATAATTTCTATAAGCTGCTCCTCGTTTAATTTTCCGTTGGACTTATCCAAGTAGGCTTGACGATTGCCTTTCATGATGGCGTCTAAATCCTCGGCATTTTTACGATGGTCTCTGGCATTGCCTATAGACATATTCCACATATCGTGTAACATTTGCATGGTGGGGCTTGCCATTACTACTTTGTCACAAGCCGTTAATATATAGGATGCTGCCGAAGCCGCAAACCCGTCCACATAACCGGTAACATAGGCTTGGTGTCTTTTTAATTGACTATGAATGCCCATGGCCTCTTTTACATCTCCGCCGTAGCTATTGACATATAAATTGATAAACTTCGCATTTGGATATTTTGCAAGTTCTTCCCTGAAATGATTTGCCGAAGTTTCACTTGTAATCACCTCGTCATTCCACCAGTCATAACTATCAGGCTTAATACTTTCGTAGATATACATTTCCAGAGTATCCGGTGAAACAGATTGCTCAAGTTTCCAAATTGTCCTCATTTTTCTCACCTCCCTTCATTGCCCGCAAGGCATCCTCTACCAACTCATAATTTTTTGTAATGAAGTGCTGTTTTGCCCAAGGTTCATCTATGGGATTTTCACCGCATAATTGCAAAATATCATTCACGCAGAAAACACCTGAGCCAATTAATTTATCAATGGACGTAGAAATACTAAACAAATCAATATGCTTAATGGCACGTGTATCAATTTTCAGATACGTCCCTTCCGAAAATGCTTTAAACCCATAACGCTTACGAATGATTTCCTCCTGTATCATATCCACCAAAGGATCCACAGCAAATGTTAGTGTGAAGTCTAGTGCATCCTTGGTACCTTGCACATCCCCACGCAAAAGAGATGGATGAATACCAAAGCCCTTGGCAGTAAAATCAGAAATATCATCAACCATTGCTCTGATATCCCTAGTGGTTTCCGCCGCATAGGTTTTTTGAGCGGTTTCATCCACTTTTTGACCTTTGCCCAAGGGTAGAACTGCATTGTCCGATTCAATAAATTTTTTAAACTTGTTTTTTATTAAATCATCAAAATTCTTTCTTTCTTCACTTCCGGCAACGGGCAACGTATCATACTCGAAAAGAAATTTTCTTCCCCTTGATTTTTGATAGGCGTTTATGCTGTACTGAATCAGTTTTTCATACTCGCCATATAAATCATTGACCACCTGTCGCATGTTTTTATTATTTAACTCAAAAAACAATACATCTGCCTGGTAAAAAGTCTTTTGAAATGAAAAATCGCCCACAGTTACCTCCGTGAACGTATTTTCAAATAAAACCTTTTCATTTTTTGTGTAACTATCAGCAACCAGCAACTGTTCCCCAATACAAATTACAAGACACTCATTATCTCTGCACAGTTTTGCAATTAATTTGTGTAAAAATACGCTTGAATTTTGATTCTTATTTGGTTCATAATTCCACAAATAATACTCACTGCCCTTTTTCTCTTCTCCCTTCACATAGGTTTTAAATTCACACTTGCTGAGTGCATTGGCCAGAATATTGGCAGCCGTCCAAAATGCCGCTTCCCTGATGCAAATAGTGGAGGTATACTCTTGCAAAAAATCGTCTATTTCATCACCGGAAATAGAAACACTTTTTCCCCCACCCACTTTACTACTTAGCCATTCTAAAAAGCCCAACTTATCACCCCCTTAACAAGTAATGACTGGTATATCATCAAAGCTGCAAGCAGCCTCTTCCAGTTCTTCTTCCCCAATCATGGAGTGCACTACAGCCATAAATGGATCCGTTTTTCTGCTTTTCGGTTCAATTTTTCCATAATAGAAATTTCCCGTTTCTTCTCCTTTGCTTTTTCCTGCTGATATTAATTTTGTGTTATTTACAGCCCACCGCAATGGAGGGTTGTCCCCCCAGGTAAACAAATGACGGATAAATACATCATCTATGACCTTCTGCACCTTGTATATATCATTCGGCCTTACTAATTTCACATTTTTATACTCTTTTGCATCAAACCCAATTTTTCTTAATTCGCTTGCTACAAGAGCATATTTGTTGTTATCCAATAAGATCAGCTTGATATTATATTTCTGCGCCATTGTTGCGATATAATCGCATAATAGCCTTGGGTGAATGGTAACATCATCCACAAGTGTCAAAAGTTCCTCATCTGCCCAGGCCTTCCATGGTGCCTGAATCCTGTCTAAATCTTTGGAATTTAAACACAACCATGAATGATTGATGTCATACCTCTGTTCACCCTTGGTAAAATGGAAGTTTACACTTGCCAAGTCGTTAATGGCAGCATAGTCAATCCCAACTGTACAGTTCCAACCAGACATATCCGGCAACGGCCTATTGGTTGGAATAACATTTTCCTCAAAGTCTGTTACCGCCAACTCCCGATTGGATCTGGGGAAATTCATTCTTTTTGTATAAAACTCCGTCTTGATTTCTTCGGAATATTTCATCTTCCCAAACTCTTTTTCCATGGTGTCTTGCAAAATAGGCAAATATTTCAAAGAAGGATTTGCTTTGTGCCACATTTTCGGATTGAATATTTCTTTTTCACTGTTGATTTTATAAAGCAAAGGAAGAGTTTTAGAATTCTGTATTACACCATTCAAAATGTCATAACAAACTCTCAATTCATTATCCAAAACCCCCTCCCTCACATGACCGTTTGTTGTGATTTTAAAAATACGAGAATGCTTGCGCTTACCAAAACCACTGGTAAAAACGTTGATAATCTCATAACTCATGTACTCGTGGATCTCATCAAAAATAAGACAAGCAGAACGCTTACCGTCCTTCGTTCTGGCATTGGAAGTATGATATTTGATCACGGATCCAGTCTTTAAATTCCTGATTAGTTCTTTGCTTTTGTAAAAAAACTTTTTAAGCTTTTTCCAATGCCGCTCCAACACATCATAAATATCATTGAAAGAAGTCTCTGCCTGGTCCTCTGAATTTGCTATGATTTCTATGTTATATCCTTTTACACCATGATAGTGGGTGCTTAGGTACCAGCTTACCGGTGAAATAAATCCATTTTTACCATTTCCTCTGCCCATCATGATGATATATTCATCAAAAACAACGGTGTCATTGTCCAAATTATAGCAGTGAATCAATGCAAATAAAAAAAGCTCCCAATCAAAGAGCTGTAACTCAAAGTATTTTTCTGTTAATTCAACAGCCTTGTTTATCTTGTCCACATCAATAAACACATTAGGATTATCCAGACTTTCTTCAACAATGCGCAGGGCCATAAATATTTCATCACCGGCAATAATTTCACCGCTGTACACACCGTCCATGTAATCATCAATATAGGGGTGATAGGATTTTTTTCTACATTTCTTCATCAGTATCATCACCCACCTGACAAGATGGTTTTAGCCCTAAATAATCCAAAATACATAGCATTTGTTTATTAACTTTCAATAATTGTTCCACACTTTCGTTCTTTTTTATGCCCGCTTGGCCTCCTCCATTATTATAATTTACCGTTACTCCTCTGCCTTTTATATCTGCTAACAATGCATTTTTTGTATCCCACAATTCTAGATAATCCCGCACTAAATCAAGATAATATTTGCCTAACGAGCCATTCCTTTCTAGCTGGTCGACCAGATCTTTTTCCAGTCCTTTTCTTGTAATTTGCTTCATACCCCCACCCCCCTCACGTGTGAAATGAATATTTCTGAATTGTCTAGACCCACCTGAGTAACAGCGAAAATCTTAATCTGCGTTTTTTTCGACCGGGGGTATCACCATTTTTCCTCGGTCAACGGCTTCTTTTTTTCGTACTTTCCCATCCGCTCCGGATGGCATTCTGTTTCATGGCAATACTTGCACACGCTGATAAGGTTTCGTTCTTTCCTCCCACTTTCATTTGTGTAATAACTGCTTAAGCATAGCAAAGGGAACTGTCTCAACTCTTTCACATGATGTACTGTTGTTGCTTTCGTGTATCTCTTATATTTATTTTTGCATACTTGGCATTCAAAATGATCCTGTTCAAAAATCTCCCGCCTCTTCCTTCTCCATTCAGGTGAAGCATAAAACCTATGAACATCGCCGCTTCGAATCAAAGCAATTAATTCTGTCAATCGCTCCATTACTTCACCCTCGTTCTTGTAATAAAAAAGGACACCCGTTGGCATCCTTAATCACTGCTCTATTTATCGTACTCAAATGATTCACCACATTTGCGACAAGACTTGTTACCATTTTTAGACCATTGCGGAATGGCATCTCCCTTTCCACAATGTGGACATTTAAAGAATTTAAATCTGATAATTAATGAACCAACTATCATGCTCCATGCCGTCCATAAACAAATTTGTCTTATCGTCCAGTCCTCAAAAAAGAAATATGAAACTAAAAGAATAACTAAAGCTACACAATCCAACACAATACTCACTCTTGCATACGATCTTTTTAACATGTTCCCACTCCCTAGTCATCCTTAATCAATTATCTATTTGTCATATTCAAACACCTTGCCACATTCATCGCAAGCCCTGGTTCCATTCTTCGACCACTGTAGAGGCACTGTAAACTTTCTGCAGTTTGGACACTTAAGATATTTAAATCTAATCCTATACGAAACAGTAAAGAATAAACAATATGCGATAATGAGGACTAATTTAAAGTTAAATTCAGTAGGAAAAAAAGATGCAATCCAGCATATTCCACCAATACAATAAGTCACAATACTTACTCTAGTTTTTGTTCTATTAAGCAAATCCTCACCTCATTGATCTCTTCATTACTTATCTATCGTATCTAAATAATTCATAACAATTACCACACTCCTTGGTTCCACTCTTTGCCCATCGGGATTATCAGTTACCTTTTGGCAATATGGAAGTCCTTAACTATGATTGTTATAACAGATATTTTTTATATCTGATTTGAAGATATGTTTGACATTTGTGTTCTACAATATCAATTGACATGATTGACAGTTTACTTTTTGTTACTTCATCCTGTAAAGTTGTAATAATAAAAGGAATCCTTGTATCATTCTCCACATGGTGCATTATAAAATCTATCCTGGGTTCTGGATCATTCGCTAATAAGATTGTAAACGCTAAGCTAGTGTATGCTATTATCCCTAATATAGCATCACCATTTAATCCAAATATTCTAATATAACTAAAAATACTAATACCTGAAAAGTATATTAGAAAAGAATAACTGCCTGCTAGTAAAGATACAAACAAAAGTTTTATAATAACAAATACAAATCTTTTACCCCATTTACTTTTATTTTCTATCATCTTTTTAAAAATATCATTAACCTCTTGCAATATCAAGTCATCCATAGTGCATTCCCCCTATATTTACATTTCGACACAATATAGTAAATTCCTACCATTTGTCGAAAAATAGTTTAGGACACCGGCTTGCGCCAACAGCCCTACGGAAGATTTAAATGTCATAGTACCACATTAACATGAAAGTTGATGCATTTGGTGCCAACTTTATTTTTTGGTGGATAAAATACCAAAGAATTTTAATTTCATTCTGAAAAATGCTCTCCTACTCATTGGTATCTGTAAATGCTCATATCTCACGCTATCAACCACATTGCTTAGTATGTACGGATAAAACTCATTACCCGCTTCCATTGCCGACTGTTCTATGATCTCTAACTCCCTTTCAATTTGCAGTCGCCTTAGTGCTGTATTCCCCGTCCTATCGGATATTTTGTTTCCTCCTCCATTACTATCAAAGCCGGGTGAAGAAAGCTCCGTAATAGAATGTAGCTGAGATTGCTTTTCTCGATATTGCTTACAAAAATATGTTAATTCACGATATCGGTTAGGAGAGATATTATAGTTTTGCAGTTTTAAATCTCTATCTTTCTTCATCGTCCACCACCTCTCCCTTGACTTGTCCACATCGCTGTGGATTGTTTAAGCAAGGGTTTTTACATTTTGCTTTGTTAATGCAATCCATACAGCAGATATTTCCTCTCATATGGTCACAATTAAATATTTGGCAAGATCTAAACCTTTTGTTTTTTGTTGTTTTCATTCTGCACCCCCTCATAAATTATTTTCATTCAATCCTCACCCTTTGTATGATTGTGAATTGAAGGAATAAAAATCCAAATTAATAACCACTCAAACTCATTTATGGGATATGCAGTATCAAAAATTCCCATGAAAGGCAAATTTAATATATCTAAAACCCAAAATATTGCTAGACAAGCATAAAATGTTTTATACATGATTTAATCCCTCTCTCGCTTAATCATATAATCTAAAAACAAAACAGATCCATTAAACTTAACCTGGTATTCCTCAACATCATTTGCAGTAATATACTTACGTCCATAATTCTCTTTCATATCCCGCCAGATCTTCCAAGGGATGAAGAAAAACTCATCTTCAAGCCCAACGCATACTGCCGCTACTGCACCCAAATTCATATGGCTTTCTAAAGCCTTTTGTTGGTCTGTCGTTAGCACGTCTCGATTCATCCGGTCGGAAGTTGTGGTCTTTGCTTCAAATACGATAGACCGTCCATTGTCAAGGGTTCCTTGAAAATCTGGTTGGGCATGAGCTGTAAACCTCCCCATAAACATTCCATCATTGCCTTTATTCAAAACCCGAAAAGGTTCAGGTGTTTTATTAATATCTGCCCGACCGTTTTCTCTGTATGTATTGCACCCCGCCAGAATTGCAATTTCAAATAAATGCCCTAGAGCATTATTCGTTGCGTTTTGGTGTTGCCGCTTCGCAGCTTGCTGATTGTAAGCCATTACTTATCCCACCTTTCTCATATCTAGTATTTGATTCCTACATAGTCCAACACTGGTTTCATTCCCAACCCACCTTCATTCCAAGATTTTAAACAATAACGATAAACAGGCGGATGGGTTATTTTCATTCTTTGAAAGCGGTTAGGTTCTTGCTCCAAGTGGGCACCAAACATACAGAACATGCATCCTGTACGACTAACTCCTGTTGTACGATACTTTGGCGGAACATATCCATCCAACCACATTTGTCCATCCATTTCACAATCGGGAATCACTTCCCCATATACAGATGAAATTTGGATATCATTTTTCACTATGTATTCAAGCACATCATTCTCAACCCATAATGACATTGGGTTACTGATAGGAAATTTTGAATCATACAAATTACAGCCGCCATTAATCCACTTTTGCGTTCTTAACTTACTTTCATCTGCCATTTGCCCTGTGATTGGCACCTTACCAGTTTTTCTATAAAATTTATGTAGCGGCCTTTTCTTCATAACATCACAACACAGATTACTTACACCAAACGGTGCATCCAATAAAAAGTACCACTTGCTTTGATTGTATTGTGATTTCTTGCCCTCAAATTCCAGTTCACCACAAAGTTTTTTCACATAAACATTTTCAGGATCATTTGTTCTGCGTGCATAGTAAACACACTTTGATACTTCTTTGCTGATCACAGGGTAACCGTACTTTTCAATGACCTGCCTAAAACTCATATCAGGCCTTAAAATTGTTACATTATCGAAAGCTTTTACAAACTCTTTTATTTCCGGATATTCTAGTCCGGTATTTACGAAAACCGCTTCAATATCCGGATACATTTCTCTGACTATATGTAATAAGACTGTGCTGTCTTTTCCACCTGAAAATGAAATATATACACCGTTTGGTCCATAACCGTCTACCCATTCTCTAATTCTCTGGCGTGTCATTCCCAGTTTTAAATGCATTGGGAGGGATTGCATTTGTTTTAATTCTTGCATCGTTCTTTTGGCTTCATCCAAACTAATCCCTCTTTTCCTTGGACTTGAAACTAAGTTATATGCTAATTCCGTTTACTCCCTCCCAATAAAATCACAATCCATCAAACACCAAACCTTATTGGCACCTCCGTTTTCCTTGCACCTTTCACAATTCATGCAAGTACCATCTTCGCTACTGAAACACCTCCGACACAAGCATTTCTCACAATTCGGTTTTCTCTTTTCCCGTTCCATAATCATCACCGCCTAATCTAATGCTTTTAAATATCTTATAGGGCCAATTTCCTCTGAAAAGTATTCACTGCTTTCCACAACCAGATACCCCTTGGGAGGTTTGGGCTTCTTTTTCGGGTTAGCTGAATTTATTTTTTTTACAACAACTTTTGGTTGTACCAAGTTTCTACTTGTGGTCCATCTTTTTTCATACTCTTTTATATTTTCCTTGGTTATGTATCTGGCCAGACCTGTATAATCTCCGCCTGGCTCTAATTGGGAAATCATAACTCTTCCGTTTCCCCACAGCTCCGTTAATTCCTTAAGGGTAATATCCATGGCATTTACCAAAAGATGATGATGCTCACGACCACTTTCCGATTCTGTCACAACGATGTATTTCACAGACGAAAGACCTTTTTTCTTTCTCCACCGTCTCAAGCGGCTCAAAAAGTTCCGCAGCTCCCTTTTGATTTCTTCTCTGGATAATCGTTTACGATATGTAAGAGTAATAAACAAATCCCCCAGCCTGAAATTCGCATTTATCAATCTGGATAATTTCCTTCTAGCTAATTTCAAATTTCGTTCTTTCTGTTCTTCCGAAGTCAGTAGTTCATTTTGTCCTCTGTTATATTTTTTTCCAATGGCTCTTGGGGAGTAATACTCCTCACACTCATATACGTCTCCTGCCCATATATGTTTTCTATATCTTGGCATTGCTTTACCCCTTTCTATAAATAACCATAGCCCTAATGTTAATCTTATTATCGAGGAGTTAAAAGGCAACTCTGCCCCTAAAGTCCTAGGTTTTAGAAACAGGCTTTTTCATGGAAAGCAACCCAAAACACTTGTGAAACAAAGTACTATGTTGTATAATATAAGTACTATATCTTGGGTTTTATCAAAAGCCCCGCCCCTCTTCCTACGCCTATAGGAGAGGGGCATTTTCTTTATTCAATTTACCTATTTGTCCCGCTTCATTTTTCTGCAGCGTCACGCCTTGCCTCAGCTCTGCATCGGTCGGCTAATGTATCTAAGGCTTCATAAAGGTCAGTTCCCCCTTGCCTATACTCCATAATTACAGCAGACAGCACCATCCCATCTTTCACTGCAATGGCTCTTGCACCGCCACTTTTTCTAATAAAATATCGTATGTAACCAACTTCCTTTTTCACGGTCGGCGCCATTAGTTCTGTATCAATCCAAATAACACCATCAAATGTGTATATTGGCGTGAGCAAACTTCCCCCATAAATGACGGTAATCCCTGCATCCTCTGCGGTTACCTCCACCTCATCAGGTAAATCATTTTTCAGTATCCGTGAAGATTCCTCTTCACACCTTGCAAGCCACTTTTGCCTTTTATCATCCGATATCCCCATTACTGTTAAAACGGTATCCTCATCCAATACAGGCATGTTTTCCAACCGATAGACAGCGCTGCCGATACTCAACCATTGTTGACCATCATCATCCTTCATCAATACCGCCGTCTTATTTCTTTTTGCCAGTGATGTAATTTTAGAAAACTTCATATTTTCACCTCACAAACCCATCTCGCTATTTTATTTAAAATCTTGCCCCACCCTTGACACTGCAAGAGAGGGGCACATTTTTTACCTATTCTTTTTGTTCTTCCATAACACAAACATTCTGTGTTTCTTCCTTATTATAAACACCATTACAATCACAGGTTTCCCCATGGTCTAAGGAAGCTCCACAAACGGGGCAGACATTAAATTTACTCATATAAACCTCCTATGTATTCAATATTGAAATCTCTTGTTTGAAAATTGAATTTATGCTATAATCAATTTGAGTGTGGTGCTGGGTTTCCCAGTGCCTTTTTTATTGCATAAATTCCTCATTATCTCCTCCATGGCTTGTCCAGCCAAAGCCCAACCAAAACAATAACCAGTACAATGGCACAACACTCAAAAACTAAGAGAGCTTTCTCCGGTGCCGATTTTGAAAGGGACTCAAAAAATGTTGCTGAGATTACTGCTATAATTAATATAAATATACTTTTGAGCAGTTCCGAAAGAATGCACTTACTACGCCTACGCTTTTGTAATTTCTTTATTCGCTTTTGCTTACGTTGTCTTAAATCAAATATCCTCTCTACTTCTAATACCTCCCTTGGTCCCATTGCCTTTCCTCCTTTCTTAGGATACTCATACCTTACAGATTTCAACCCGCTCCCCCTGCTCTCGTCTCCGCAGAAGGTTATACCGAAAGAACGTTTTATGGGTGGGGAGTTGAACCACAAAGCCATGATTCAATAATTGCACCACGGTACCTTCCCGCATTTTATATTTCCCTTTGTTCTGCACGTCTTGACTGACTTTGTACTGTCTTACTCGGGCACCAATCTTTAATCCATAAGCCTCAGCCTTGGCACGAGTCATATTGTCAAAAACCGAAGCTTTAGGCGGTTGGCTTACTTCTGATCTTGCCATAGTCCCCACCTCCTTATAGCTCCATACAATTTAATATTTCTCTGAGAGCTTTTGCCTCATCTGTAGTTAAGACAATACCTTTACCGCATTTTGTATGGGTATCATTCCACCCACGAATGTCTATCTTCTCTTTTCTGCCGTTCCAGCTAATTAGATTAACCTCTTTTTGAAAATCCCCCTCTGAAATAACTCCAAATGTTTTTGAAATTTCAAACTCTTTTGCTGGCATATGTATCTCCTCCTTATTGTTTTTCTTTTTCGGACTTCATGATTTTTTCTATCTCTTCTATTTTCTTTAGTAAAACAGGCTTCATTTTGCCGCAATCCTCAAAAACCACTCTATCCTTTAGGCGGCTAGCCATAATAAGCAAATCATCCACAGCGTCATACCGCTTCAGTATGATGGAATCGTTATCTGTAAAAATTTCTAAAGTGTCCCCAATACGAATACCCAAATTTCTTCTAAGCTCAATGGGCAGAACAATCCTCCCAAGCTCGTCCACTTTTCTTGTAATTCCTGTAGCTTTCATAATTTCATCCTTTCTATATGTCATAAGAAATCAACTTTTTACAACATCGCCTCTGCCAGTGCGTGTGGGTCAAGCTTTAACTTATCCTTAAACACCCTCAAATTATTAACTGTAAATTCCTCAGGGTAATGATTCATACGGCGGTTATATGTTGAAACTGAAACATGTAAATAAACCGCCATCTCATCACGACTAATTCCATTTTCAAACATAGCCGCCTTTATTAACGCTGGTAGTCGTTTATCTACCTTTTGCTTTTTCAAAGCTCACACCTCCTACTCTCTGATTAGCTCAAGCAAGAGAGTTGCTCTTTCATTCGACTCACACCATTCCCTTTCGTAACCCTTCTTTGGGCTACTCATAAGATAATTTGAACTATATGCAAATACATTGTTCATTTCCATGTCGTAATACTTTTGAAGCAATTCTTTTTTATCCATTAAATCACCCTTTCCATATGGAATATTTTGTAATATTGTGTTATCCTTTCTTTACTGGTATACCAGAACAAATAATTATGAAAGGAGGCACATACGTGATTCTTATAAAATGTAAGTGTGGCTGTCATTTTAGTTTTAAACCTGAAACATATCAAAGTTGCCAATCAGTTCGTTTAAAATGTCAAAACTGCGATAATGACTTCTATTTTTCGTATAGAAGTGAGCTAGGCGAACTATTGAATGAACTGACACAAAAAGGTTTTCAAGTATTCAAAGTTGCGGATGACGCAGAAATTAGTTTTCATGGGAAATTATAATTTCATCCTCAGGGATAGTTCCTTGTTCTCCAACCTCAAGAACTATCCCTGATTTAAAAATTTTCCTGTCTAGCTCCCTGACCAACTCTTTTAATATCTGTGAATTTCTTTCTATTTCTTCTAAATCATGCTTGATATCCTCTAATCCAGAAACAGATACCCTAACACTAACGTTTTGCATCCTTTATATCCCCCTTATTTTTTCAATATTCTAATTCACTAATCTGGAAGACCAAAACAATATCTCACTCCTTAATTAGCACTTCCTTTTTTCTCCAAATTATGGTATATTTTTTAAAGGAGGCGATAGTATGAGAGATCGTTTTTGGAGTATGTTCTCAGATACGCAATTTAATTATTTTTACTACTGGCAATACAGAGATTTATCTCAAAAAATAGATTTTTCTCTTCGTGTACTTTCAACATTTACAACTGGTGCAGGCGTTGCATGTCTAATATTAGAAAAAAATGCACCTATTATTTGGACAATTATTATTGCTATTTCGCAGACTTATCAAACACTCCAACATCTCCTACCTTTTCAGGAAAGAACTATAAAGATAAACTACTTTCTTCCTCCGTTCCAAAAGCTACTTAATGAAATCAGGAGAAAATGGGAGTATATCGATTCTTTTAACGATGAAGAAATAGCAGAACTAATCTTTAAATTTAGAGATGAGTATATTTCATTAGAACAAGAATTTATTGGTTCTTACCCTTTCCCTCATAGAAAATGCTGTAAGAAAAAAGCTGAAAATTCACTAAAAGACTATTTCGACTACCACTACAACTTTCAAGGAGGTGATTAATGTGTCCGAAGCAGAAAACAAAACTGGTAAGCTTCAAGCTCCTACCACGGTATTTAAGGGAGAAAATACACCAACCCCTACTTATCGTCCACCAACACCACCACCCAAAACATCTAAAAAAGACTGAGAACGATTATTCTCTCTTTTTTCTTTTTTGACGGATAGTGTATCCAATTAAAATTCCGCTCCAACTCATCACTTTGCGTTTTTTGCTGTTGATTAAACGAAACAAACAATATTGCTATCTGAATACCAGTTACTATAAGAATAAATAAAGCTACACATTCCTTTTGTCTCAATTTTATCTTCTCCTGACTAGCATATTTTTTCAGCCTACATTCTGCACATTACTTATTTCTTAGCGGTTTTAATTTCATTTTCAACTGGTTGCGGTAGAAGTGTCGCAACTTTTTTTTCTAGTTCCGTAACTCTCTGCGCTAATTGTTCATGCCTGTAATCTGTAAATCTCTGCCACCCTGCTAATCTTTTAGCACTTCCTAAAAACATATCGTCTCCTCCTTATCTTATCCTGTTTTCTTATATGTCTCATTCTTCTACAAAATATGTAAAAGACACACCGAAGTAATCGGCTATTTTTCAAATTATCCATCACACCAGATTCCATTTCACTTCCCAATTAACTCATCTATACTTAATCCTGTAATTTTAGACACAGCCATCAGGCTGTCAACTCTTGGAGTTGACTTTTCCCAACCACTAATAGTACCGTTACCTAAACCACACATTTTTTCAAGTACTGATACCGGAATATTATTTGCTTTACACCATTCCTTGATTTTTTCTAACAAAAAAACACCTCCTTTTTAGATAAAAAACTAAAAATATATTGACAATTATTAGAGAATAATCTAAAATAAAACCACCACAGACTATTTGAGACTATCCTCGAATTTTAATTAGGTAATCGCCTAATTTCTTAATCCGATTATATAGGGTATTCTCTATTTTGTTAACTACATTTTTAGGTTTTTACCTATTTTTTTGGAGGTTGCTCTATGAATAGCGTTGAACGTGTTAAAGCGATATGTAAAGAGAGGAAAATACCAATATCCAAACTCGAAAAAGATTTAGGATTTGCAAACGGATACATTGGCCAACTTAAAAAAGGATCTTTTCCAGATGACAGACTATTAGCAATCGCAAGCCACCTTGGAGTGACAGTGGATTATTTGATAAACGGTGAAGAATCTAATCAGGCAGAAAAATTTGCTTTAACTGACCGAGACAAAAAAGACATTGCTAAAGATATGGAAGCTATCAGAAAAAAATTAACTAGCAAAGATGACGGACCCGCTAGCTTTGACGGTGAAGATATTGAAGAGGCCGAAGTGGAATTAGTTCTTGATAGCATTGAAATGATGCTAAAAAGATTGAAAAGAATAAACAAGGAAAAATACAACCCTAATAAGAACAAAGATAAGAAGTAGGTGGATTATTGAAGAGTATCAAACAAATTGCTGGCTACTACAAAAGAAAATTTGGAACTTCTAACCCATTTGAAATTGCTGAATTTTTAAACATTGAAGTGATATTTGATAACTTTGATAAATGCTCTGGCTGCTACCTATTTATGAAAAATCACAGATGCATTTTTATAAACAAAAATCTTGAATACAGGGATAGGATGCTAGTGATGGCGCATGAGCTAGGCCATGCCATTCTTCACAGAAAAATGAATTGCTATTTTATTAGGAATAAAACATTTCTCCTTACATCAAAAATTGAAAGAGAAGCAAACCGCTTTGCTGTTGACTTATTAATTGATGATAAAGAATTAGATGAGTATAAAGATAAGACAGTTGGACAATTATCTGAAATTTTTGGACTTGAATCAGCATTAATTGAATTAAGATTAAAAGAATAAAAAATCCCTTACAGTACTACCAATACTGTAAAGGAAAAATCAGATTTGCGGGAAGCGCAAGCCCTTAATACTATTATAGACAATATGTAATATATTGTCAAATTAAGGGGGAATTTAAAATGATAGATTTTAAGAGTTCAGCAGTATTCAAGCTTACACCAACAAAAAACGAAGACGGCTTTAAATTAGTAGAGCCTATGTTAGTGGATGGCGAAAATGTTTTTGCATCGTTTAAAACAATTCGTGATATGGTAGTATTTACAAACAAAAGAGCAATCGCAATTAATGTCCAAGGAATTACAGGAAAAAAGAAGGATTTTACTTCACTACCATATAGTAAAATTCAGGCTTTCTCTGTAGAAACAGCTGGCACATTAGATTTGGATTGCGAAATCGAACTCTGGTTTAGCGGTTTAGGAAAAGTTAAATTCGAAATCGTAGGAAATTTTGATATACGTAGTTTCAATAAGCTTTTAAGCAACTATATTCTTTAAAAATAAAAAATCCCCCACAGTACTGCGAATACTGTAAGGGAAAAGAAGAACGCTAACCTGCAATCCTCCTTAGAAAATATTACTTCATATGTTAATATTTGTCAATTAAAGGAGGTACTAATGACAACAAATCTTTTTGCACCAATTATTCTAACTTTAGTTTTAGGTTTATCCAGTTACGGAGAAGGATCTGATTACAATCCAAATTTCGGGGACATTATCGTTGAAACAGGACTTACCATACTCAAAACTCCAAATGCAGAAACGTCCCAAGAAACACTAAGTCCAAATAAAGTAGATACACTTATTTCTGATCCACCCGAAAAAGTAGTATCCAATTACTTAAATGCATTAAAGGGCATAGATTTAGAAACTGCAAAGACCTTTGTTAGCAGAGAAGACGACCAAATATTTACTGAAATCGAAGATGGAGAATTAGCTTATCAAATGCTTACTATCCTTGAAACACTATCCTTTAATATAATCTCTACTGAAGTAAATGACTCCACCGCTACTGTTAAGGCCAAAGTTAAAAATATTGATATGGATCCTGTAATAGGAAATTTTATCAGTGAGTTTGTTTCCCTTTCTTTCTCAAATTTAGAAGAAGGAATAAATCCAGATGAGGAAACTTTGAAAACAAAGTATAAGGAAATATTCTCCAACGCCCTTGTAGCAAATAAGGATACAACAATTGAAACAGAAGTAGACATCCAATTAGTAAAAAGCAAAACAGGATGGGTAATTGTCCGTAGCGAAGAACTTGAAGATGGAATAACCGGTGGTCTTTTATCCATTCGAAAAGACCTTAAAAGCATTTTTGGGGCAGGCAACGAGGAAGAAAGTTCTTATTAATTAAATTAAAGAAATCCCCCACTCCGCTACCAACGAAGTGAGGGACAAGCGGTCGCACCGTGGTACAACTGCCATGAACAAGCTAATTGTATCACAGGACCGCTTTATTTACCATACCAAAATAAATAAAGGAGGTCTTATTTTTTATGGCAACAGCTAAAAAATTGCCGTCCGGTTCCTGGACTTGCCGTGTGTATAGCCATACTGAAACCGTTGACGGAAAAGAAAAATCAGTCTACCAACGTTTTACTGCTCCCACTAAAAAAGAAGCAGAATTTCGAGCTGCAGAATACGCCCTAAACAAAACCCGCAGAAGAAACCCTGCAAACTTGACCGTCAAAGAAGCGATAAGTGGTTATATCGATGCAAAAAGAAATATTCTATCTCCATCCACAATTGTTGGTTATGTTTCTCTTGAAAAAAGAGCTTTCAGTGAGATAGATATTACTATTGCAAAATTAAACAATGATATTCTCCAAAGATATTTCAATAAAATGTCTACGCAAGTTTCTCCTAAAACCCTTCGTAATATGTCCGGTTTGTTGAGTGCATCTATCTACTATTATGCACCGGACTTTGTTTATCGTGTTGCTCTACCGGCAAAACGATCATCAGAGATAGAAATACCTGAAGCCGACGAAATAAAAATGCTAATGGATGCCGCAAAGGGATTTAGAATTTTACTCCCAGTCATGCTTGCATCCGGGATGGGCTTAAGGCGAAGTGAGATATCAGGATTAACCGTGGGAGATGTCAACAAGAAGAAAAAAACGCTTTCCATCAATTCGGCTGTCGTCCAGAGTGAAAACAAGGAATGGGTCACAAAGGGTACAAAAACAAATTCAGGAAAACGCACACTTTCTATACCTGAATATATTTATCCTACCATTCTGGATGCAACGAAAGACAAGAATAAAGAGGATAGCCTTACCGGTATGACTCCCTCTGCAATTTCCAGCGCATATAATAGGCTGCTTGAAAATTCAGGAGTAACAAGGTATAATTTTCATTCTTTAAGACACTACTATGCTTCTATGATGTTGGCCAATAATGTGCCTAGTAAATATGCAGTAAGACGAATGGGACACGCCACCGATGATATGCTGAAAAGAGTATATCAGCACATCATGAGTGAAAAAGACATTGAAGTTACGGACGTTATAAATGAGTATCTAAATAATGCATTTGGAGGGGACAAAAGTTATCGCTAA